AGCTTTGTTCCAGGTCTTCTAACGGCTCCGCCTTCGGGTCTAACTATTACATTAGTTAATTCTAAAGCTCCCTCTAAGTATTCTTTAGAATCATAACGCCCTGCAAAGTGCTTAGAGATTTGACCTTGAGTAAAATTAGTTTGATTGATTGAAATTCGAGGCATTAATAATTATTCCTATTTCTTAACCAAGTGGTGTTTTGCTCCCAGTTCCTTTGACTTCTGCCAATAGCTTTACTTGCTGCTACTGCCTGCTTCTTTTGCCCTGTACTTGAAATATAATCAGTTTTAGAATCTGAATGCTGCACCGATGGAGCCGCTAAAGCTGCTATTCGCATCGCTAAAGCTTCGCAAAATGTCGCATCATATTTCCCGTAATCTGTCTGCAAAAAAGTATACTCAATAAAAACTCTATCTGAACTTGTCGCTAATCCTCGGCTATCTTTTGAGTAATCTAAATCCTCGCCTTCAACGTCGTAAACTCTCCATATCTCTACGCAATCACTGGGGATTGAATAAAGTTTAATAAACTCTTCATTCAATAAATCTTGAATAAAAGTTAATTCCTGCTTTTGTATGGCAAAATCCCATCTATGAGATTGAAGTAAAGATTCTAAAGCCATTTGCTCAACTGCTCTTAACTTCGCTAACTCGACAGTATGAGTATTAACATCAACCACGGGGTCTTTGCCTAATTGCATTAAAGCTAAATTAAATACATTAAGCCTGTTTACTAGCATATTTACATTATACCCTTAAACTCTATAGTGGACTATAGACTTATTAAACCCTATAGCTGACTATAGGGTTATAGGTAATAAAAAAACCCTCGGGTTTTATGCCGAGGGTTTTAAGGTTTATGATGAAAGAATTACTTAATTATACACTAAGCAGCATCAACAATACCGCTAGAAGTTCTAATTTCAACCATTTTAACTTCCTCGATACGGACTGCACCAATACCACCAGAAATATAAATAGTCGGAACCATTCTTCTTTCAGGGTTTGGACGAATATCAACTTCTAAATTATTACCAATGTAAGCACCTAGACCGCTTGTAGGGAACATTAAGCATGATCTATAGTGGTTACTTGCACTCACTGGGTCAGTCTCTGTTAAAAGAACTGATCTATAGAAGTCAATACCTAACCATGTACCAATGTACGGCTGGTATATCATCTGTCTATCAAAAGGTCTAGCTTCGCTAAAGTCTCTATTCTTAAATTCAGAAATACCCATTAACTCGCTTTCTTCTGCTGGACCGATAATACAGTTAAGTCTATCGCCTGCTTCTAAACCGAAAGAAGCTAAAGTTAATTCTCTTGCTTTTAAGATTTTAGCTAAAGTAAAACCAGATTGAGCTCTGTTAGTCCAAGTACCAGTACCATTGCCTGCACCTACTGGGTTACCATCAATGTAATTAACATCAATTGTTCTAGTAGCTGTAGGGAATGTTGTATCAGTACCCCTAGTTTTACCATCTTTAGCAGTACCTAAAGCGGCTGCGATACAAACCTCATCAATCTTACGCTTCCATGCTGCAACACCTAATTTGACATAAGAACTTGTCGGGTCAGTTAGCATTCTAGAAACATCAAGTTTTTTATCAACATAAAGAGCTACGTCGAATTGCGTAAAATCAACTGAACGCATCGTATGAGCTACAGTGCTGTAAGAAGTTGTTTGATTTGGGGTAGTGTTTGCGGACATCGAAATCGAGCCGATACGTGGGAAAAATTTAAATTCTGAATTAATATCACCTTTTTTAACAATGCCCTCAAATACTGAGTCCATTTGTTGAGACAAAATGTGTAAATTTGCCTCGTAGGTATTAATCCAGTTTTGATCAACTGAATAAGTCATTATTTACCTCTATTAAATTTGTGTTACTCAAAGGAGTAACGTATAACTAATTTCTTCTAACAAGAACTACCCGTAACACGGATTCTTAAACAATGAACTACCCGTTAAACGGATTCATTGAGAATTAATTATATATTACACTATTTTTAATAAAGATTCAAAATTTCTTTAGTTTCTTATGTATTTAGCAATTTCTTTAGGGTTTGATTTATTAATCGCTTCTTGCAATTCCCTTCTTACGCTTTCAGGTAAATTACGCCCGCCATTAGTATAGTAATCATTAAAATTATTTCTATCGCTTAATATTCTACCCGCTACCTGCTCAGGTGTTTCTTTCGCTGATAAATTCGCTTGAGTTTGCCCGATATCTTTAGGCGTATTCGTTAAAGCTACATCCTTTACAAACTTAAACAAGTTATTATCAGTATCAATTAAGCTCTTAAGCTTTTCATAATCTTCTACATTTTTAGTATTTTGCTTTAAAAATAAATCAACTTTTGTTTCAGTCGTTGATAAATCTTCCCATTTGCTGCGTTCTGCTTTAACTGCTTCTAACTGTGCTGTCTTTGAAGATTCTAAAGTTTCCATTGCTTCCCTAGACATTTTAGCGATAGAACCAATAACCTTATTTGCTTGAGTCTTAGTTAAGCCTGCTTCGTGAGCTGCCTTCTTAATTTCTTTTAAAACATTATCGTCAAACTTATAATCAGGTGTTTCAATCTCATAGCCATCTGGATTTTCAGGTCTGCCTAAACGATTAAATAATTTATCCCATTCCTCTGGAGCTGATTTTTCGTTAGGTAAATTTACTTTAGAGCCTACTGCTTTTTGTGCATGAACATAACTCGTAACTAAACCTTGAACATCTTTTATCGGCTCTAAGTTTTTTTGAAATGTTTCCCTCTCTGTAGGGTCTTGAATATTCCCTAAATATTGAGTTTTAAATTCGCTAAAATTAAATACTGGTGCTTCTTCGTTCATATTAATATTCTCCTAAATTTGCTAAAAAATCTTTCTCTGTTAATTCCTTGTTCGCTAAAAGCTTTAATACTACTGCTCTTTTTCCTTCAATAAAAGGGGTAAATTTTTCATCCCAACAAGGCTTATTAAATTCAGCGTAAAGCATTAAATCTGAAATAATTAAATCCCATGTTTCGGCAGGGATACTTTCATAAGCCTGCTTAACTCTTTTCTTGTAATCATCTTTATCTTTAAACAGTGTAGCCACATAACGGCTTATTGACTTTATCATATTACCCCTTGCTGTAAAGCTACGGCTTGGCTTAAATCTTTTGCTGCCCCTGCTGCACCTTGCATATTTGCTACTTGTGCGGATTCTTCCCTGCGTGCCTTCGCTTCCTCTAATTCCTCTGGTGATTTTAACACGCTTAGATCAGCACCAATCTTCTTAAATACATATTGTATAAACTTCTCTTCTTTAATCGCTTCTAATACAGATGGGTCTATTGATTTTGTATTCGCTAAAGTTATTAATGCTCTTTCAAGTAAAGTAATTGATTGAGCATTTGAAGCTTCATATAAAGCACTTGTAAAATCAACCTTTAATTCCATATCATCAGGAAAATCTAACATCTTCCATTCTTTAAGCTGATTAAAAACAAATAAAAACGCTGGAGCTAAAAACTCATCCTGAATGCGTAATATATAATTCGTTAATTTCCTTACTCTTGAATTTTCACGCATACTCGTTTCAGTTGCGGACATTTCAGCATTTTTAAAATCAACTAACAAATCAGAAAAGAAACTTTGTGCAATTCCGTTACGCCTGCGATCTTCCATCTCTAAACTAACTGGTAAATTCGCTACTGTAACTAAAGGCTCAGGCTTGATAATTCCCGTTGCTAAAGAAGCCTCTTGCATTGATAAATAAGTCATCGCTTTTGGGCTTAAGTCTAAAGCCTTCCCAGTATCGACCAATAAATCATAAGGTACTGCCATTGGCGGCGTAACCATCGCCTCCGCTGCACCTAGGTTAGATTCGATCATGCTGTTTAAAACTTTAATATCAGGCAAAGCCTTATGCCCTGGACCACGCCCATAAGAAGAGCCTGCTTTACGCTTCCAAGATGGAGCGACTATAGGAAATTGAGAATAGCCATCTTCCCATATCTTAATCTTCGTATCATAAATAAAATAACAGGATACATAAGGCTTAGTAGTAGTTATCTTGCACCCTAAAGATTTAGCGTATTCGGTTTTCATTATTGAATGAAGTACATCAATATCCTTTTTCCCACTTTCTTTAAGCTGCTTTTTCTCGTAATCCGTGCATTCGGCTTTTTCTAAATTATCAAATTCAGCTAATAAAACATCTAGGTCTAACTTATATTTTCTAAAGAAATAAAATACATCCCCATAGCTATTTCTTTTAATATAACAATCTTGAGGCGGCAAACGGCAAAAGCGAACATAACTAGATTTGCCTTCAATCGTTGAGTGCATATAGCCATAACCTTGACCATATAAAATTAAATCATCAGCAATATCTCCAAATGTTGTATAAAAATTTGCTTTGCTGCGGCTTAAATGCTGCAAAACTAAATTAGTACCAATCTGCAAGTTTTTACTTAATTCAAAATCTTCTTCTTCGCTAAACCCTTCAATGTTTAAGCTTCCCCATTTTTTGCTTTCCGTTGCAAGCATGGATACTAAAGCACTGCTTAAATCTTCGGCTGCCCTTTCAGGAGTCGAATCTAAAATTTTAGTTTGATCTACAAACCCGTCAGAGGAACTTGTATTAAAACCCCTTGATTCAGGGCTTAAATGTTCAGATATTGCACGCCATTCATTGTCGTAATTAGAACGATCTGCGGCACAATCGCTAAAAGCTTTAAATAATTTTTCGTTCATTCTTTTTACCTTTAGGCAGGATTAACCCCCCACCAAATTTATTAGCTTCATCTTGTTTCGCTTGTTCAAGCGGCGTTAATGGAATATTTGT